AGGTGTCGGTGTAGGCCTTGAGGACTCCGCGGATCCAGTAAGGATCGTCGCTAAGTTCGCGCACAGCCTCCAGAGAGAAAGGTACAGCCTTACCAGCCTCATCTTCGATGCCATCCCATCCGGCCAATACAGCTTTGAGGAGGTCGAATTCACTTTTCTCACTGAGCTTGAGGAACTCTGCACGTCCCAGGCGCTTGAACACTGCGTCGAAGGTCGTGGTTTCAAACGTCCCACCGTCAGAGGGTTCCTCCACGTTGACGGGCCACTTGAAGGTTTTGACCTTTTTGCGAATGAACGCCATAAGTTGCAGTAGTAGTTCTGCTTCAGCTTACATCTAAGTTATCGCGTTGCGTAGATGCGATTTACGGTTGGAACTTACGGCCCCAGCCGGAGTTCGGACCATCGGGCAGCCAGCGTGCTTTCAGCATGGAGCGGCTATACACAGTGCCGCGGCCATTGGTAACGGGACCGGAGTAGGCGTCGTTGCAGCTGCCGTAAGGGTCATTGACGATGAAATCACCCTTGGAGGTCATGCCGATGACCACACACATGTGACCGCCCGTAGGTGCTGATAGTGAGCCGCGGTGCAAGATGCCAATGACTACTGGACGTCCCAGGCGCAATTCGGTTTCAAGATCAGCGAAGCCGAGGTTTGTATGCCAGGTGGAGTTGAGGCCGTAATCCTTAAGCAGGCGGGTTTGCGCTCCATGGTCCGTTGTATCGCCATACCCCCCACCAATCAGGCGGCGCAGGTAGTCATCATCGCCCTTGATTGCGTTAGAGCGGAAAAAGGCGAGGCACATTGCGCAGGAGCTGCTATTGCAGGTCCGGTGTGCCTGGGTGTAATTGTCGACCTGGTTGAAGTAGGGGACGGTGAGGCGAATGCTGCCGTCACCGGCGGGGGCAGGCTTCTCCTCTTCACCCTCAAGGCCGTTCCAGTGGCCGTTAAAGAGCCACCAAGTTCCCTGGCCATAGGGCAGTTCGACTTGGGTGTGGACGTCTTGCTCGCCCAGTACCTTGACTCCCTGGTACTGCTTACCCTTACTTACCGCAGACTTCTTACCGGGCTCAAGTTCTGCTCCGGGAACCGGCTCCTTCTTGAGCAGAGTGTCGTGGGATGCGGTGAGGTCCATGAACCCGCGGTGTGCTTAGTCGAGCCTAGGCAATAAAAAAGGGGCTGCCTAGGCAACCCCCGTGAATCCTGACCGCGGCTTAGGTGTAAGCCAGGGAGAATTCATCGTTGCCGCTAGTGCTGGGCACGCAGGTATAGGGGATGGTCAGCATTGCAATGCCATCCTGATCGCCGTAGCTCACGTCGCCGATGTCAACCTTGGTGGAGGCGAAGTCGACGATGTTGCCGGCAACCGTGCCATGAGTGAAGTCGAGGTTCCCCAGGGTGGTGTCAGTCAGAGCCGCTGCGAAGTAATCCTTCGTAGCGATGCTGATGGCTTCGATGGTGGTCGAGCCAGTGGCGGAACGATCGGTCAGCAGCACTTCCTTGGTGCCGCCCACCAGCTCGCGGTAGACCAGGGAGTTGCCCAGGTCAAAGCTGAAGGACTGCAGAGCGCCGGCGTAAGACAGGAGCTGGAAGCTGCTGGTGTTGCCGTTCTTGAAGATCAGCGGGTTTGCCTGGTTTGCGTAGGTCGCAGAAGGCAGAGCGCTGTCATCGGGGGCGTTGTACACGCCGGTGAAGGTGAAATCGATGGTGGGGATTTCGCCAACGGCGGCGTTGATGCTGAAGGTTCCGCGAGCGCCGGTCACCTTGTGACGCAGACCATCGATGTTGTAGTAGATGGTCACGGAGCCGAAGCTTCCGCTAACGGGTGCGTAGGTGACGCTGGTGGAAGCGACGATGGTCTCGCTCAGGCCGCAAGCCAGAAGGGCTTTGCCATAAGCAGGAGCCGTACCAGCGGTGCCGGAACCGGTCAGCTCGACGCTGAAGGTGCATTCAACGCGGGTGTTGGCGAGCAGCTGCTGGCTGGCACCCAGGTAGGGACGCACCACGTCCCGGTTGACTACATCACTCTGCTGAGGGGTGATGTTCAGATCCCGCACCAGAACGGCGTCGGCGCCGGTTGGCGTCGGATCCGTCCCGTACGTTGCTTCCGTCTCGATCAGAATCAGGCGTTTCCGCAGTAGCAGGGCCATTGGTGGTTACCTCAGATGGTGTTGGGGGAAGCGTGCGCTTAAGTAACGTGCGCTCGCCCGTTTCCGGGTCCAGCAGGTAACTCCCGCCTTCACCACGGTGTTCATCAGTCATGGTAAGTCGACTGGGTTGATAGGCCTAAGGCTACCCCTTTTTGCTCAGCTGGTCAGATCAGCAACCTGTGTTCTGTACAGCACTTCGTATTCACAGAACACGACGCCGGCAGGTTGATCTGCCTCGAAGAAGTTAAAGGTCGTTTGTGCAGGCTGGATGTCGATTGCGTATCCGCCAAGTGTTAGGTCCGCCATAAGTTTGCTGTGCATGCTCTCGATAATTGCGTCGGCAGTTGTATCGGGAGTTGTGCTGCGAACAATGACGCTAATTCGGACGCGAAGGGTCCAGTCCAGACGGGGAAGGCTGGTGTTCTGGACTGCGGTGTCGGTGAGCGGCTCGATGATGATCGCCGGTGACTCGGCGCGGGCCATGGGCTCGACCCGCGAGCGATAGATCCGCGTGCCAACGCCGGTCGTATCTGTCAGTGCAGTGCGAATGGCACTGAGGACACGTTCACGCTTAGTTGTCATGGCTTGGAGTACAAGGAGCCGAAGGGTCCTGGATCGGGCCTGTTATTAACTATGGCTTGTGCCCGTCTGTAGATATGGCAATCAGTCTTACCGGCGCGTTCCAGCGCCTCTAATACCTTTACCCAGTTCTCCTTAGTGCGCTTATCCATGCGTGCATTATGAGCATGGATGCAGGTATGCGCTTTAGTCGCAGGCCATTGTGATGATTACGGATTCACCGGGATCGATGGCAGTTACACATGAACGGACGTAACGGACAATGCGATTCGGATAGAAGACCGCAGTTACACCAGTGGAGCCGTGAGTTTTTGACTCATCTAAGGAGAACCAATGCGTTCCATCGAGGCTGCCCTCGTCGACTGTGGTGACATTGTTTCCCGTCACGTCATGCACAAACGTGAAGCTGTTTCCGCTGACTTCTACTGCGGCGGTCGCTCCGACAGCGCTCAGCGTCCCTAGTTCAACAATGTTGGACCGGCGGTCGGCCCAGGCTCCGTAGATCTCAGGCATCAGTTTTTCATCAGGAAGACTTGCGTGATCTTGCCGTCGTCGATCAACATTGGTTCACGCACGGTGTAATTCGTGCCGTCGACGGTAATGGCTGAGCCGCGTGCCAGGCTCGGAAAATCAGACGTTTTGACCAGCAGTTTGTAATCAGTGGTTAGGACTACGCCGTCAGCGATGATTTCGCTCGGCATGTCGAGGATGCCTACTGCCGTGGTGGCGCCGGATGTCACTGACAGGCCAAAGCCCGCAGTGGAGAAGAAAACGTCTAAGTCTTCTGTGAATGCCATGGATACAGCCTAGTCAAAGAAAAGCGCCCAGACCCACTTAGGTCCGGGCGCCCTAGTCGACGCTTACGGCTTAGCCGTACTTGGCCACGCCCACAGCGTTCACCGAGAAGGTGAAGGAGGGGGTGGTGCCACCGATGGTGTACTTCACGCGGACATAGCGGCGAGCGCTGTCCTTGTTGACAACCAGTTTCTGGGCGGAAGCGGTGCCGGTCACCTGGGTGAAGGCGGCGCCGGTGATGGCGGCGAAGCTGGAGTTGTCAGCGGAATCCTCGATGGTCACGTCGAGGGTGGGGCTGGTGCCGGTGCCGGCTGCAGAATCCAGCAGGAAGACGACATCGCCGTCGTAGGTCTGCAGGTCGATGCCGCTGGTCTGGCCAGTGGCGGTGCGGGCAGCGGTGGGGTGGCCAGCGATAAGACCGAGCTTATCGAGGGCTTGCTGAAGGATGGCCATGACTTACTCCTTAGGAGTGGTGGAACGGGTGCGCTTGGGCTTTGCCTCGACCTCGGCTTTGGGCTCCGGTGCAGGCTCGGCTTTGGGCTCTGGTTTGGGTTCAACTACTGGTTCGGGAGCAGATTCGGCCACACGGGCCTTATTCATTCCGATCAGTAGATAGGCGTCCGAATCTCTGACCTCGACGAAGGAGCCCTCTTGCGTGGGCTCCCCGTAGATCATCACCGGCCGCAGGATCTCAATTCGCATGAGTCATTAAGCGGTGATTAGATCTCACTTAGAGATCAGGTGGCGTAGCAGAAGGCGCCGGGCTGCTTGACGGCCACATCCACGTCCTGCAGGGCGATGATGCGGACGGTGCCTGCGGTAGCACCGGCGTAAGGATCCACGGTCAGATCCAGACCGGACCACATGCCCATGATCATCATCGAGAAGTCGCCGAACAGTGCGTCGTTGCTGGCGAGCTGGTTGGAGACGATGGCGGGATAGCCGTTGATCTCGTTGTTCTCGAAGA